TCCATTAGTATTCTTTTTCTTTTCTAAACAGTTTCTTATATACGCCTTCGCTTTTTCTCAGCTCCATCGATATAGCTACTTGCTTTTCTGTATTTCCCCATGATTGAGCATACACCCATTTTTCTCGTTTAATAGGGATTAGCTGTGCTATAGGAGTACCTGCTGGAATAACCCCTTCAAAACCAGATTTAATAAAGAAAGGTATATTTCCCCAACCCATAAACTCTTCGCTGTCTACAATTCCAGACATAGTTGTAAAAGGGAGATCAAATCTGTTTAAAGGATGTGTAGCAAGTACGCTGTAACCTTTAGGAACTTTCCATCCCCATTGGCAAGTCCACGCTAAGTGGTTTGTTTCGTGCCCAGCAGGTCTAGGAATAGTATGTCCAGTAAGACCTAAGCGCTCATTTACGGGGGCAGTTTCAATACTGTCCCAACTAATCTTTACTTCTCCTTTTTCATTTTTAGTTACGTATACATTTACTGGTGTAACTAAAGCATAACCAGAGATCATTGCATCTAGGAATGGCACACAAGTCTTAAGCCCTTCAAACTTCATTCCATGCTTATCTGTATAGTATCGCTCAGCGTTTCGGTACCATTCGGGAATAATACCCTTCATAGGTACTGGAGCCTTATGATCCGAGTCTACTTCAGGACTAGGCACAAATTTAAAAATCTTCACTATAACCCTCCTACCGGTTTAGTTCAAAGAAGCACTAAAATATCCAAGAGTGTAGCCTTGGGCTACATTTGATGATGTAAGAATAATACCATGGTTTGTGGCAGTTGGTGTCGAAGCCAGGGTATAGGCAGCACTACCCACAGAAGTAGTTTGAGCGTTATCGGAGTAGGCTGTAGCAGTTACAGAGGTTCCAACAATACTTACTTTTAGGGAGTTTCCTATATTTGTTAAAAGAGTGTTAAATATGGTGCTTACTGTTCCAGCCACAGAATTGTAGATTCGTAGATAATACGCAGTGGTTGCTCCTGAGAAGGTATATGAATACGTTCCGCCGTAATACGCTGAGTAGTATGGGGTATTTCCGGAGACTGTATAGGTGTAGTAGTTTGGGGTGCTTGAAGTAGTAGTGTTGTATGTGGCTGCGCTAAGTAACGAATAGTAGCTATATGTTCCAAAGTTAATTACATATGCGGGAGTAAAAGTGCTTGCAGGAACATAGGTTCCACCGCCAATATACACAAAATAAGAGAACGTTGTACCATAAGCAGTTTGCACGTAATACCCGTATGAACCGTGGTTCCATGTATATGTATCCGGAGATACCATATAGGTAAAGTTAGTGGTAGTGTACGTGCCCGCATATGCAGTTGCTGTAAATGAATACGGAGTAGATCCAGCGTATACGTAGCCCACAGGTGTAGTAGAGACATATGTTCCACTAACTATGTAGCTATAAGCGGTATCTACTCTTACAGGGGCTGCTGCCCACCAGTTTGTAGAGTCTTGAACTAAAAAGGAAATTCCTGTGCCTTGTGTAACAGATTGAGCGATCAATGTTACGTTTGGGGACCCCAAAGTCATTGTTGCTATAGAGTTATTTGTAGGAGCATCATTAGACTGAGCTAAAGTTCCATTTGCAAACCAAATGCCTTTAATGGCTGTCCATGTTCCACCACTACTTGATGTTCCTAAAGAACCTGTAGTAGTACGAGTAAAGTTATCAGAGAATGCCCCAACGAACCATTGACGCCATACCCCTGCTACTTTTACCCATCCTTGAGACACGCTGTGCCATGATCCACCGACTTTTACGAATTGTCCGGCTAAAGTTCTCCAAGTACCGCCTACCTTGATATTAGCTGTCATTATACGTATACCAACCAAACGTCTCCGTCATTATAGCCAACGGTAGTTGATGGGGCTACGGTGCTTGTATACATAGTTTTAACAACGCTAGATTTAACAAAGGTGTTGTACTCTGTGCTATTCACATAAACAATATTATTTGTACCCATTTTAGGTGTTCCAGTATAGTCAACGTTAAATCCTAATACAGAACCAGTCGTGTATGTTTCTAGTAGGTTTAGCGTTCCAGTACTAAGGGTTAGAACTAAGCCTTTAGCATTCGTAGTGGTGATTGTACTTCCGCCTGTTTTTAGTACATAAGGGGCGTTAGATACGCCGTTAACTAGTCCAGCTTCAATATTTATTAAGCGGTCGGCAATAGTATTCCAGCTAGTTGTTGCTGTAGAAAAAGTTCCAGCAAAGGTAGAGGTTAGGGGGTTAGTACTGGTGGCGTTTCCTAACGCTGTTTCAATAGCCACAATCTCCTGTTGCAAGGAGTTTACGTTATCAGCAGCAACGGTAGTTACCAAGTCAACAGCAGAAGTATAGCTTCGTACTTGATTGGGAAATCCACTAGGGTTATTAATTGGCACAATATCTCCTTAAAGCAGGCTCACTGGACAGTATACCCTAGGCACTTATCAAAATACTTCCAAAATGTGGTACTATATTGTATATGAACTTGGTGCAAAAATCGGTATCTCAAGGGGGCAGGTTAGCCCCTCTTATAATCCCAGCTGACATTACAGGCGGCACCGGGTTGATGAATCCTTCTATCTATATAGATAGTGACGGGGATATCCTGTGCATTTTGCGCCACATCAACTACACCCTGTTTCACGCAGAGAACGAGCAGCGCTTCCCAAGTATCTGGGGCCCTTTGTCTTACCTACATCCTGAAAAGGATATGAGACTTGTAACTACCAATTATCTTTGTAGACTAGATAAAGATCTTAACATAATTAACTATTCTAAAATAGACACATCATTGCTGGATGTGGATCCTCTGTGGGAATTTGTGGGAGAAGAGGACGCCAGACTCGCTCAGTGGGATGGAGACTATTACGCCATAGGTGTGCGGAGAGATACCACAACTAACGGTCAAGGGCGTATGGAGCTTTCTAAGATCGAACTAGACAAAGATACTTGGACAGCCAAAGAAGTGTCTAGAATCCGTATCCCTGAGCCTATACAAGAAGACGCCTATTGCTCTAAAAATTGGATGCCAATACTAGATAACCCATATCATTTTATTAAATGGTCAGCACCTACTGAGGTTGTAAAAGCATTCCCGGATTTACCCCCACGTTCAGAACAAGCGGCTTTAGTAGAGGGGCTGTGGCCACCTACAGATCAACGAGGTGGTTCCCAGGTAATTAGATGGAACGGTTTATACATAGCTATAACTCACGAAGTTGTTCTATATAAAAACTATCTAGGACAAAAGAATGGTAACTATAGGCATAGACTAGCTGTATGGGATGATAACTATAAGCTTATAGGTTTGTCTAAAGAATGCTTTTCTTTTCTAGATGCGCAGATTGAGTTCTGCGCTGGCGCTGCTGTGTTGGATGGAGATCTACTAGTTACCTTTGGTTACTCTGATAATGCTGCTTTTGTTTTACAAGTTCCAGAAAAAGTTGTCAATGATATGGTTGCGGAGGCTCTAGATTATGGAAATTAAAGATCTTGTAACTCAACTATCTAGCTCACCATTTGATCCTGTTTTAAGTTTTGTAATAGCCCAGGAGTATGAAAAAATAGGGCAGACAGCATCTGCCGTATCTTTTTATCTACGTACCGCTGAGTATGGTTACTACTCACATCCAGAGTACGTGTACGCCGCACTGCTAAAAACAGCAAAGTGCTTGGAAAGCCAAACCAATAGAGAGCACACCGTTTGGAACTTATTGTTAAAAGCTACCGCATACTTGCCTGAAAGACCGGAAGCTTGGTTCATACAAGCCCAAAGATATGAAAAAGAAAGCAAATGGCAGGAGTGCTATACCTGTGCACAAGTAGGCTTATCTGTAGCTGCGGATAGAACAACTAACCTTCCTGCCGATGTAGGTTACTATGGCAAGTATGTCTTAGAGTTTGAGAAAGCAGTAAGCGGCTGGTGGGTGGGTCGTAAAGATGAGGCAACTACTATCTTTAAGAATATGCTTAACTATGACAATGTCCGACCAGAATACCGACAGTCTATTATTTACAACTTGAAAAATGTTGGGGAGAACATAGAAAATGTGAACCCGCTAGAAGTAGCGGTAACAAGTTATCGTAAGTTCTTTGGTGATACTGCAAGTTTAGTAGTAGATGTTGGTACCAGAGATGGTGACGATGCTTACTACCTATACTCTAAATTAAACAGCTCTAAGGTAATAGCTATAGATGCCAACCCTGTAGCTGTAGAGCTAACCAAAAATAAATATTACTGGATGGATGTTTTGTATACAGCTGTGTCAGATACTGAAGGTACTGCCGAGTTCTATCAAGTTAACTCTCAGGATAAGGAAGTTATGGGTACATCATCTTTTATAGATAAGAGTACCTCTACCGTAGTTCCAGCAGAGTTTTATAGTGGGATTGTAGATAAGATAACTGTGCCGGTAACCCGCATGGATAAGATACTTCCTGAGGGGGAAGTAGACGTTATTAAAGTTGATACAGAAGGATATACCTGGCAAGTTCTTAAAGGATTAGGTGATCGCATAAAGGATGTTAAGCTGTTACATTTAGAGACAGAACCTAATCAGCTTAGCCCTGAACACGTAACCACAAAAGATATTACTTCTTTTATGGAGGAACAGGGCTTTTATCTAGCCGATGTTTCTTATGAGTGGGGTCCTCATATCCAAGACCAAGTCTGGGTAAACAAATCTAAAGCACTTAGGTGCACAGAGTTGTTTAATTAAGCCTGAGCTTCAGTCCAAGATAGACGGCCAAGAACTGACACTGGAGCAGATGCAAGGTTAGTTACAACAATTGTTAGAGTGTCTGGACCATCTGGGTAAATACCGCTGTTATTGTATGTGGTACCGCCACCAAGAATAGAGTTACCAAGATCACGCACACCAGTAAGGTCAATAGACCCTGTTGAGTTAGTAAAGAATCCGCCTGTTACTTCACCGCCGGTTACTCCAACAGTACCTCCAGCATAGTCAGCAACTTGTGCCAAGCTTGAGTTTGGAGTCAAGATTGCACCCTTAATTGCGTTTGTCCAAGAAGTTGCTGTCAAAGTAGTTGTGCTACCTGGGTTAGCATTTGGAACAGCATTCAAGAATGCCTGAACAAGTACGTTACCTGTACCAGCACTGTTTAGAATAGAGATGTCCAAAGCCTTTAGTAGCAACTGCATGCGGTTAATAAGCTCACGCTGTCCTAGCTGTGCAGGGATACCTGTATCAACAGATGGAGCAATACGGATTGACATAAGCGCCTTAGAGGATGCTCCAGAGAATGTAGCAGCAACGTTAGAGAGCGTTAGTGCTGTACCACTATTTGTAACAGTGATAGAAGTTGAGCTGTTAACTGCAGATACATATGTTCCGTCAGGAATACCGGTACCTGTAATTAACATGCCTGGAACAATATTTGTATTAGCAGTAGAGAGTGTCAGTGTATTAGATGCAGACGCAGATACTGTTGCTGTTGTTCCACCGAGAGGTGCGATAGATGTAGCAGTTGTCTGTCCGTAAGTGAACAAGAGAGACTTATCATCATCAAAGCGACCATCCATGATAACAGAAGTACCCCAGTGAGATAGTCCAGGTCCATATGTTGGGAAAGCAAGCTCTACGTTTACAGGGGCTGTAGCAGAGTACGTAAACGTCTGAGCTGTTGTAAGCGCCATTGGAGGGAACACAAGTGTTCCTGAAGGAGTTGTTACAT